CGGTTTTTGACCCGACCGGAAAGGCGGTCTATCCTGTGAATCAGACTGCATCTGTGCCGTATGCGGTTCGAGTGTCCATCAATGACCTCAACATCCGTAAAGGACCAGGCACAAACTACGGCAAGACCGGTTATTACACCGGAAGGGGCGTGTTCACCATCGTGGCAGAATCTGCTGGTGCTGGTTCTGTGAAAGGCTGGGGCAAGCTGAAATCCGGTGCAGGCTGGATCGCACTTGACTTCGCAGCACGTATCTGACCTTCATGGGCTTTCCTGAAAAGGAGAGCCTTTTACATACAACGCAATTGTCAGTTCTGCCCGATTATATGGGCAGATATTCTACGATTTATAGTTCGGATATCACTTGCTATAAGTGCCGGATAGAGCAAATATGTCACTACCCGAAGATAGGAAAAGGCGGTGGCATTACCACACGTTTTCCTTTCGGAAGGAAAATCTGACGAAAGGAGAGGACGATATGGATTCAAATGCTTTTCTGAATGACTTGATGTCAAAGATGAAGCTGCCGGAAGCAAAAGGAAAGAAAAAGGCAGAACAGAGTGAATCGGTGGCGCAGATTCTTGCCGCCATGCAAAAGGTCAAGACTGAGAAAAAGAAGCCGCCTGTAACCAGCTACGCACCGACAAAAGAAATGCCGGTGAATGAGCTGGAGAGTATGGAAGAATTCTCCCAGCTCGCATCCGATGTGATGCAGGAATGCCGGCCGGCAATACCAGCGGTGAAAACATCAATTTCAGAGAAGACTGTTCGGGTCGCCGCATATATCCGTGTTTCCTCCACCAATCCGGCACAGGAGGATTCGTATGAAATGCAGGAACGCTACTTTATGTCACTCCTGGCAGGAAATGCAGGGTGGACATCCGCCGGCATTTATTCCGATCATGGCATTTCCGCAACAAGCAGGGAAGGACGGACAGGTTTCAACCGTTTGCTCCGACACTGCAAGCAGGGGAAGATTGACCGTGTGATCTGCAAGTCCATCAGCCGTTTTGCCCGAAACACGCAGGACTTTCTTGTGGCATTGCGGACCTTAAAGGAAAACAATGTCACGATCCTGTTTGAGCGGGAAGCGATGGATACAGCGGATGCTTACAGCGAGTTCATTCTTACTACGCTGGCCGCCATTGCCCAGGAAGAGAGCCGTTCGATTTCAGCAAACATTGCATGGAGCAATCAGAAACGGTTTCCGGCCGGAAATGTCTGCAACAAGGATATCTACGGTTACGAATTCCGCAAAGGGGAGTACCTGGTGAACGAGAACGGATACCGATACCGGGCGGTGTTCATCATCCCGGAAGAAGCAGAGATTGTTCGGATGGTGTTCCGGCTTTTTACAAAAGAAGAGCTGGGCTTCACACAGATCGCCCAGAAGCTGGATGCCCTGCATATCCCGCCGCCGAACAGCGGATGCAGACAGCGGCAAAAGCGGAAGCCGACTGTGCTGCCAGCTGGCGCACTAAAGGAAGAAGATAAGCGGGGCTGGACGGCAACGGATGTTCGGTACATGATCGCAAATGTTCGTTACTGCGGTTCCGTACTTTGTCAGAAGACCTACACCGATCACAGGAATGGGCATAAACAGAAGGTCAATAAGGGGGAAAAGCCGAAATACCTGATACGAAATCATCATCCGGCTATCATTTCGGAAGAAATGTGGCAGGTAGCACAGGAAGTCTGGAAGGCATACACGGCAAAGTACAGAGGCATTGAAAAAGGAAGAAACGAAAGGAACTATTCCAAACTCCTGCTGTGCGGAGAATGCGGACGGTATTTTCAAGGCCATTCCACAACAAGGACAACCATCTGGCGGTGTGCGACGAAGCTCGCCCAGCAGGGACAGAAGCGCTGCCGAATGGAACCGATTTATGAAGAGCAGATCCAGACGCTGCTTTGCAAAGCATTTGCCGAAAAATTCAAGCTGGGTGAGAAGATGGATGCAGAAGTCCATGAGGTCATGCAGATGATCTCCAAAGCACCCATTGATAATGCGAGAAATCAGGCATTAAAGAACCTGACTGAGAAGCTGAGAGAGATCCATGATTTCGACCATATGGAGCAGGAAGGGGATTTTCTGAAACGCCAGCTGTCTGCAGTGAACTATAGCATTCGGGATGTCCACCAGCACATTCGGGATATTCAGGCGGAAAAAGAAGCATTGAAAGTGCGATGTGAGGTGCTGGGAGAACCGAGAGATAAAGAAGCAGTCACAGAGTTAGAAAACCGACTTCTCAATGAAGAAGAACAGCTGGAGAAGCTGGAACATGAAGCCCAGCAACAGGCCGAACAGGTTCGGTACATGGAAGATTACTGGAAGAAGCTGGAGCAGACCCATGAAATCCGGGAGAAAACGCTGCAATGGCTGGATTCTCTGGCGGGAGGGACGCAGATGTTTCTGGATGAAGCAGTTGGAACGTATGTGAAAGCCTTTGTGCTTTCCGTTACCATTTTTTCACCGAAACATTTTAGAATCCACTGGTTTGATGACACCTGTACGGAAGTGGAGTGTGACAGCGTATTTGAGGGCTATCAGCAGCCTGGCATGATAAGGAGGAAGTATTGATGAACAGACAAATGACACAAGGGACGGTTGCAAACAATGTGCAGGTGATTCCGGCAACGAAGCGGAGAGTGTCTGCCGGCGGTCAGCTGAAAAAGGCAAAGGACATTCGGGTTGCCGCTTACGGCCGTGTTTCAACCGATGAGCTTGCCCAGCAGACTTCGTATGAGGGGCAGAAAAGCTATTACACGAAGCTGATCAATGAAAAAGAAGGCTGGACTTTTGCCGGAATGTATGCAGATGAAGCAATCTCCGGCACCAACCGTAACCACCGCACCGAGTTTAATCAGATGATGCAGGATGCGCTGGACGGGAAGATCGATTACATCATTACAAAGTCCATTTCCCGATTTGCACGAAATACGGTCGATACCTTGAACTGCGTAAGACAGCTTCGGCAGTGTGACCCGCCAATCGGTGTATACTTCGAAAAGGAGAACATTGACACGCTGGATGCGTCTGGCGAACTGCTCCTGACCATCCTTTCAGCATTGGCACAGGAAGAGAGCAATTCGATCTCCAAGAATATCAGCTGGAGTATTCAAAAGCGGTTTCAGGAAGGGATTGCCTTTGGAAATCCACGGTCGGTCTACGGTTATATGGACGGTGAGACGAATAAGGACTGGGTCATTGTAGAAGAACAGGCCAAGGTGGTGCGGTTCATCTTCGATGAGTTCCTTCTGGGAAAATCTTCTTACAAAATCAGCAATGAACTGAATGAAAAGGAAATCCCTTCATCCAAAGGGACAAAATGGCAAAGCGAAAGTGTGGATTTTATCCTCCGGAATGAAAAATATGTTGGTGACTGCGAAATGCAGAAAACGGTTACCGTCGATTTCCTGAGCCACAAGACGATTCCAAACAATGGAGAAGCTCCGAAATTTTATGTGACGGACCACCATGTCCCGATTATCAATCGCGCGGTATGGATGCGGGCACAGGAAATCCTGGCACACAGAAAGAAAAACCGAACGAAAAAGAAGGATGAAAAGCGGGAAAAACGAGTGGGCAAGGATGTCTTTGATAACCTGGTATGCGGAAAATGCGGAGCCCCCTTTTACCGCAGAACCCTGCAGGCAAGAGCCACGCACTTCGAGGATGACAGGTGCCTGGATGCCTGCCGCAGTGAGCTGTTGGCACAGGGAAGTTCGCCGGATGACTACTATGAACGGTATTATTACACCTATCCCGTTTGGCGCTCAAGTCTAAAAGATACCTCACCGACCAACGATGGGCCATTTATGGGAAAAGCAGACCCGGATGTTGCCTGGCATCCGATTTATATTGGCGAAGGAGATGCAAAGTGCCCTTCCCATTTTGTATACGAGACGGCGGTCAAGCAGAGCTTCATGGAAATGTTGTACGCCATCAAGCGCGACCATGAAGAAAACGGGGAGAACGCATGGATCGATTCGGAATTCCGGATGGTCTACCAGAAGGTACAGGAGCATGTCGCAGAACGGGATTCTTCCAGAAAAGCCGAACTGGATGAGCAGATTCTGCAGCTGGAGGAAAAAATGGCTCAGATGCAGGGGCGGCTGAAAGAAGCAGTAGAGCGTGGCCGCCAGAAAGCCAGCCCGGAGATTGATACCTATGAAAGACTGGTGGATGACCTGCGAGAGCGTTTGAATGAGAAAATGGACGAACGGCAGCAACTCAGCCAGGAAGAACAGCTTCTTTCGGAGATGAAGCACAACTACGACTTTTTCATCCGCTGCCTGGAAGCCCTGCCCGAAATCAACAAGGCCGGCATGAAGCTGAATGTCAATGGTCTGGATACAGATGGAAGCTGCCTGCGTGACTTTGGCGGCAAGGCACGAAGCAAAATCCTGAGTGATATCCGGCGTGGAAAAAGAAAGATGGGTGCAGACCGGGTGGAACAGGCTCCGGATTTCCTGGAATTTGAAAAGGGCGTTTACTTCGCATTCATCAAGGAAGGAATCGTTGACGGTGATGTGATCACCTACACGACGAATTTTGGAGTCAAGCTGACCAGCACCGGCAACAGCCGGACGCTGATGGCTTTCATCGGATTCCGCAGATGCAATCCGAATAAAACGGTCGAGGTGCTGATGGACGGCTGGCAGGTCAACGGACTCTGCATTCGGTACCATAGAGAAAAGAGAAAGGAAAAAACGGCACACACGCTGATGATCCGGAAACGGAAAGCACAAGAACGAGCATTGCTGGAGCAGGAAGCGTGATTTTGGGAACCCCACTGGATGAGACACTCTGTCTTGTCTGGTGGGGATTTTTTTGTTTTTGGAGGATTTTTTTTCCGAACCCATTGCTATGTGCAAAATTCTGCTATATGTTGAGAGTATAGAAATACACATAGCAGGAGAGAACGACATGAAGAGATTAGCATGGCTTTCAGTAGAAGATTATGCAGCGACCCAGATGGAGCTGGTGGTCGTGAGTGCAATGAAAGGGTATCTGCGGCGGATGCCGGAGAAAGAAGCATTTAAAAAAGTAGAGGCTATCCTTGACCCGAAGGTAATCCGGTTAGCCGGTGATGATGGCGCACCGATGCCGGTACAAAGCAATGTTGACGGAGCAAAGTTCGCGGCGTTCATCGATGCGGCCGTGGCAGACAGCATCAGGGAGCTGGAGAAGAGAGAAGATGACCTGTCAAAAGCTGGTGTGACCATGCTGGGAAACGTGGATGGCAAGAGCATGGTGGAGCAGATGAGTCCCCAGTTTTTAGAGTTCGTGCTGGATGCATATAGGAGCTTGAGATGGGTCAGAAGTTAATAGAAAGTTCAAAAGAAAATTTTCAAAACCAGTTGATAAAAAGCTGTTTATCGAGTATACTATGAGTAGGAAAGCAGGCGACATCCTGCTGGTGTGGCTGACACCTTAAATCCGATAGTGAATCCGGATGTATAGGCCGGAGGGTTGGCAGGCAACGATAAAACCTGATAGCGAATCCAGACGTATGGGCTGGAGTGTTGGCGGACAACGATAAAATCAGTCATAAAGGGAGGCGCACAGCACTGCGGTGTTGTAGTCTCCCTTTAAATTTTGCATAAATGAATTGGAATATACAGCATGGGAAAGAAGTACACAAAGAAAGAGGCAGTTTCGATAGCAATATCAGCGGCGAGGCTGTACAAAGATAATTTTGTTGGAAAGCGGTTACTCTTTGTAGTTACCGATAAGCATAAGAAGGTTTCATCGCTTGAGGTTGGATTTGATGCTAGTAACTTTCATCATCTGACTGGACTGGAACTTACAAATAGTGCATGGTCGCATCTCGATTTTTATAATTTCTGTATTGATGGTCGCTTGAAAGAAACCGATATTGAATTTGCGGGAAAAGGAACGACACATCAAAAACTGGCGGTTTTGCCTTTTGCCTTTAAACACGCTAACTTGTCTGCAAGCATGATGGGAAATTTTAATAATTCACATCCGTTGTTATACACTGAAAAACTTGTTGGCGGTGTAAAATGGGCACTTGGTTTCCGTGATGTTACAGGAACTGGAGATTATGTCCCAGATACATTACTTGAGGGAGATATCCGTGACAATATAAAGGACTCTTACAGAATTATTGCTACATATATAAAAGGTGCAGATGAGAGTGTGTTTAGTCAAATTATCTATCGAGCCAAAAAGATAGATTATGATAAACTCAAATACCCGGATGATTGGGACTCTTTGCCGCGACTAGAAGCGGAAGATAACAGCAGTGTAGACAATACCAAATAGCATAGGTAAAAATGATCTTTATGTCGGGGCAGAGACACAAAACCTGTCCGAGAGATCGGAACGAAGATTGAAAACTCGTTCACTAGCCCACTGGCGCACTGTGTAATTCTTACATGGTACGCTGGTGGGCTTCTTTTTTTGCCTCATCCCGCATGAACCACAGACAGCACCCCGGCATGCTCCGAAGTGCAGTTGTGGCTTATGCGGGTTTTTGTGTTATGTGGTCAACGGGTTAGAAAATCATACTCCCAATCCGTATAAAATCGCTTTCAGTTCCTTTACCATTCGGGTAAGAATCTCCTGCTCAAGTGTGTTGCAGTCCAAAAGCAGACGGTGGATCTCGGAATCGGCAGTGGAAGCCGAGTGTGTCAGACTGTCTACGAGAAGGTCGTCTGCTGATACGTTCAGTGCATTTGCGATATCAACCAGAGTATCCAGGCTCGGACGGTTGATAGCTGCTTCAATAACACTGATGTGTTTTCGGGTCATGTTAAGCTGTTCCCCAAGAGCCTCTTGCGTGATACCAGTTTGTTTGCGGGCGTTTGAAATACGCTTGCCCAAAGCTTCATAATCAATGGCCATGTGTGGTCCTCCTTATGTTTACCCGCATAAGGCTGTAACAATTATCCCGTAGAGAAAAATACATAGCAACTGGTTATAGAAGAGTTTAAGACCGCAAAAGCTCACACCCCTATCTGCTGTGTGGTCTTAGCCCATTTTGCTACATAGCAGGTAGCAAAACATGAAACGTGCTACATGATAGGTAGCAGTCAAATCATCAATCAAACCTTATAATATAAATGTAGAAAAGACTGCACATGGAAAGGAACGATGATGACGAGCAAAGGAGAAAAAGGGATTCTTACATTATATAGTGATGTACAGGCGACTTCTGTTCGTTGGCTGTGGTATCCGTTCATAGCAGTTGGGAAGATCACATTGCTGCAAGGCGACCCCGGCGATGGTAAGTCCACAATGATGATGAATCTGATAGCAGAGTTATCTAAAGGCGGAAAGCTGCCGGATGGCAAAGCAGTTGGATTATCGCAGAGGGTCATTTACCAGTGTTCAGAAGATGGTGTGTCAGATACCATCAAGCCCCGGCTGGAAAAGTGTGGGGCAGATTGTGGGAATGTGGCTTTTATAAATGAAGAAACATACAGTGGCCTGACACTGGATGATGAACGCATCCGGCAGGCTATTATAGAATTTCGACCGAAATTGGTAGTCATCGACCCGATACAGGCTTATCTCGGAAGTGATTCTGACCTTCAGATTGCAGGCAGAGCCAGAAAGCTGATGCAGCGTCTTGGTATGTGGGCATCTGTATATGATTGCGCCATTGTGCTGATCGGTCACCTCAATAAAAAAGAGGGAACAAAAGGCCTGTATCGGAGCCTTGGCAGTATTGATGTGGTGGCGGCTGCCCGGAGTGTCCTGCAGGTGGAGCGAGATCCAAAGAACACAGATGTCCGTATCGTCCGGCAGATAAAAAACAGTCTGGCTCCGTCAGATGGAGAAATCAAATTTTCGATAACAGCGGAGCAGGGCTTCCAATGGCTGGAATGTGAAATAGCACAGGACCCGGCAGCAGAGCCGGAAACACCAGTATTTGAATCAAAGTCTGAAAAAGCAGCCTACCTGATTAAGAAGCTGCTTTCAGAAGATGATATGAGATCCAGAGAAATCTATATGCGGTTGAGCGATGAAGGTATTAGCCGTAGAACAGCAGAAAACACAAAGAAAGAACTCGGCATCCGAAGTTATCGGAAGATGCGCCAGTGGTATTGGAGCATAAAACCGGGGGAATGAGAGGAACTATAGAATGAGCAGTGGAACAGAAGCGATAGATCGTAAGCAGAGAATTAGAGACCGATATAGAGGCGTGGATACTTCCGAACTGGAGGTTATCCCGGCCAAAATTGTGGAGGGGCTTGGAGAAAGCACCTCTATTCGTCGTGTCGCTGCCTATGTACGTGTTTCCACTGACAATGATGAACAGACCTCCTCGTATGAGCTTCAGAAAAATTATTATACGGACTACATTAAGGCACAACCCGGCTGGGAGTTTGTTGGCATTTATGATGATGAAGGAATCAGCGGCACTTCGCTGGCACACCGCAAAGGAATGCAGCAGCTGATCGAGGATTGTAAGGCGGGAAAGATTGACCTGATTCTTACAAAGTCCATCGCCCGTTTTGCCAGAAATATCGTTGACTGCCTTTCTGTTATCGAAACGCTGAAGAATCTTGACCCACCTGTAGGGGTAAAATTTGAAGCGGACAATATCTATACCCTGGACAGTAACGGACGCATGATCCTGACGATTCTGGCATCCGTGGCAGAGGAAGAATCCCATTCCAAATCAATTATCATGAACTGGTCGATTGATCGCCGGTTCAGTCGTGGACTTTTCCTTACACCGGCATTGCTTGGGTATGACCAGGATGAGGATGGCAATCTTGTGGTGAATCAGGAGGAAGCCCAAACGGTAAAGGTTATTTATTACCTGTATCTGAATGGGTTTTCGCTGAAGGATATAGCAGAACTTTTGACAGATTACGAAAGAAAGACAAAACTAGGGAACACAGAATGGAATCCGGGCACGATTGCCGGCATCATTGCAAACGAACGCCATTGTGGGGATGTGTTGGCGAGAAAGACCTTCACACCAAACTTCCTTACGCACAAGGCAAAGAAGAACAACAATGATCGAACGCAGTATCGTCAGCGGGATCATCACGAGGCGATTGTCTCCAGAGATGTTTTCAATGCGGCCAATCATCTGCGCGCATCCCGGACGTATAAAAAGAAAAATCATCCGTTGCCAGTTTTGAGTGTGGTAGATAATGGCATTCTTCGCGGATATGTGCCTTTTGATAAGGATTGGACAGGTTTCTCGGCAGAGGAATACCGGGAAGCATCCGAAAGCGTCATGCGGGAAAAACAGTCCAACACGGTAGAAGTAAGGAATCGTCTGGATCTTACTGGCTATGAAGTAGTCCGGGCACAGTATTTTGCAACCTTGCAGAATCCGGCGATGACAATTTCAAACGGAAGGCTGCGTTTTAATGCTGCCTGTCTGAAAAAGTTTGAAGATGTGGAGTATGTGGAGCTTTTATTGAATTCGGTTGACAGATGTATTGCCATTCGGCCGTGCGAAAAGAGCAATCCGAATGCAATCCGCTGGGGCAGATTGAAAGAAGGACGCTGGTGTGCAAGTACCCTTGGGTGTCGAGGGCTGGCAAAGGCTCTTTTTGACATTATGGAGTGGGACGAAGATTTGAAGTACCGCTTCCGTGGACAGCTTGTGGAGCAGGGAGGCGATAAGCTGATGCTCTTTGAACTCGATGAGCCGGAAATGATCAAGGTGGAG